TCTTGGGGCAACAACTTAGAGCTTAAAAACTGAATGAGATTTTTGTCATTTTGTGCAGCTGGTGTAAGTTTCAAGCGATTAATTTGGTCAGCGTCAAGATTCTTAAAATCTGCTCTAGTTACAGGCATACCATCAAGCTCTCCCATAACCTCATCACTATCATAAACAACTTGTTGACTATCTTGTGGGCCCATACCTAGTAAGCCACCAATCCCCTCTCTGATGCCTTGTGCTCCACCTAATATTTGTGAACCTATGTTACCTATAGTGCCCACTGCACCTGAGAGACCAGGAAAAACAGAAGTAATACCCGAACCTATAGCTGAACCAACACTACCCAAACCAGTAGAAAGAGCACCGCCAACACCAGGTATCAATAAAGGTAAGGCCACTGGCGCTACTTTTCTCACAACTTTCTTTAGTGATTTGCCAAGTTTTTTGAAAAAACCAAACTGCTCCAAACCTGTTTGTGGATTTAGTGCAGCTATACCACTGCCTACAACTGCTGCTTCGGGATTGATTCCTAACTCTCGAAATTTGCTTTGTACTGCATTGTCAAAACTTTCATCTTCAAAAGCCTCCGGTGGTAACACCACCTCACCTGTTCGCAAATGTGCTAACTGAGTATCTTCACCCTGTCCCATAGCTGCTAATTCTGCAGCTACTGTGCCAAGCGGTGCTTGTGCTTGCATCATTTGTTTATCTAACAAGTTACTTAAAATTTGCTTATCATCTTCAGATAAATTATCCATAGGAGCAAGATTGCTCATCGGTTGTAACAACTTGTCTGCAATCTCAATATCTCGATTGGAAAGAGCTCCTTTTGTTGTGCCAAGACCTGACATTGTTGCACCTAATAGCATGTCACGATTAGATAAAGCTGCTTTAGGATCGGAAGATATCTCTGTCATGCTATCACCTGTTAGATTTGCTATTCTTTGCTGTAGTCTTTCACTTATCATGGCGTACTTACTGTTACTGCTCCTATACTTGCTGTGGCAGAAATTCCTGTCAAGTAAGTTTGATGCTCATACAGGTTCCTAAACTGTGTCCCATCAAAGGCTTGATGAACCTCTGTCGTACTGTTAAATATAATAGCTCCTGTTGCAAATTGCAATTCACTAAGGTCTGTAGAGTTAAACGATTTTATGCTATCAGGATCGACCGATCCAAGGTTAATCTCCAAGATTCTTACTAATCTATTAAAGGTTTCTACACTTACCTTGTCACCGTCTGCTAAAGGCAGCTGTGTAGGCAACAATTTGCTCATTATCTACGCCCTGATGGTAAAATTTCTAATCTTGTGCTACCTAATCTCCACTTATAATCTTTGCGGTTGGTCACACTGTTATCATCATCAGATTCAAACCTAAGTACAAACTGTCTTGTCCTTGAGCGTAAAGAACCAAATGTTGAACTTGGAGTTATCTGTGTGGTTGAGTCGGTTGCCAAGGTCTGATTATTAAAATCTCTTCTCTTAACCACCACATTTATAGCTGGGGACTGACTTGTACCGGATTGGGTAACAAACAATATATCGGGCAATATTTTTTTTAAGAATAAAAACCTATCTCCATCACCAACATCAATATCAGCAGATTCAACAAAAACACCATCCATAGCATCTTCATCATTGTTAAATCCTGTCTCATGTTGATAAATAAGTTTCGTGGTGCCGGACTCTCCAGCTGCTAGAGGTTTATCTAAAACTCCACTTGCTAACCAACTGTATCTCTCTAAGGTGCCAATACTCCAACTATTTTCCTCATAATTGTAAATAACATATCTTGATATTTCGGTTTCGTTATCTGTTATTGATGGATAAAAGAACCAAATCTCAGAAAATTCCTCATTCAAACCAGCAAAGCATTTGAAAGCTTGTGTTTTGTCGAGATCAGAAAATACATACTCTTGCACAGAACAAGGTAGTTTGCGGACTGCTCCATTATAAAAGTAAAAACCATTTTTTGACATAAAAAACACACCTTGAGGTGAATTTGTTACAGCTTTGGGCCCTATCAAACCAGCACCCTCATTAATTAAATTTATTGCAAAAGTCAGTGGAGGACCTATAAAATTCATAGCATACAAAGAAGTGTCAGTAAATATTAAAACTTCCTGTCTTGATTTAATTGCACCAATGATGGAGGAGCCAGAAGAGAGTCGTAAAGAACCAGCTGTATTTGTAGCAAGTGGCTCAAACTCTAATTCATTTTCTTGGTCACTGAAGGCAACTAACATGGGATCAATAACACCGGTGCGAGAACCACTACTTAAAGGATCAGCACCTAGCACGATCAAGTGTCTATCAGTTTCACTGGTTATGACTTGTAGTGCTTTAGTAGGCACTTTGTTAGCACCTGAAAGACTAGATAATTCTACTGCTCTAGTGGTAACTCCATCATTTTCCACCCACCGAAAAAGCCCACCATTGCGAGGATTGATAATTAAATTTTCACCAAAATTATCATGTGTCCATAAGCGTAAATTATTAGTGTCAGATAAGGTTGTGGCTGAGCCCCAGTTGCCTGCACCCCAAGTGTCTACACCCCACCCTGTAGAATTTACATAAACATCTAAACCTGAATTTATTTGATACACTGCATCTGTGCCACTACCTCCATTACCACTATCAGAGGAGTTAGCAGTCACTATGGTTCCACTGGTATCTTTTGCGGTTATTTCATAAGTGTTGCTACCAGTCACTCTATCAATCTGATACTCCTGATTGAGGACAGTCGCAGTGATATTACCACCTAATGTTGTAGCACTGGAAAAAGTAACGAAATCACCATTGACTGCACCATGACTGCTGTCAGTTACAGTTAGTGTTGAAGAACCATTAGTGGCTGCAAAAGTAGCAGCATTAGTCGTGGTTTTGCGAATTGGTGTAATGTCATTATATTGACCACCAAGTTCAATATAATATTTATTAGTGGTGCCCAAGCCCAACAACTTTTGCCCACCTAAAGAAGTCCATGCATGCAGTGCTCGAGGAGAACCAATGATTGTATCAGAGGATAATCTTTCCCAGCCACCGATTTTTTCTACTCTGCCTTTGCGAAAACGGATTTTATCTCCATCAACCCAACCACCCTCATTGGAGTAAGCAGTTTCTTCCTTGTTTATGCCAGGATTAAAATTTAGTTTGGATAGTGGCATCTTGCAACATTACGCTAACCTTATTATTGCACCTGTAGCTGTCGCACTAGGAAATACAATAGTAAAATCACCAGCAGTTGAAGTTTTATCTCCACCAAAATCAATAGCACACACAGCTTTGTCAGATTGTGTGTCATTATAAATTAAGCACCCTCTTGCGGTTACAGTAGCATTACTGAAAGTCAAATCAGCAAAATCACACACTGCTGTAGTACCACTGGTTGTTGGTGTCACAGATGTTAGTGCTGAACCACCGGAGGTGTAATTGGTGCCTGAAGCTTGACCTGTTGTGACAAATGCTGTGGTGCCAGCACCCAAGGTTGCTGAACTTGTGTACAAAGCCAACTTAAATGAATTACCACTGCTAGCAGTAAAATTATGTGTACCGACAAGCAATTCTTGTTTAAAGCTGGTACAAATTGCGGATGTAATTGCCATTTATAACTCCTTTAATATTTTTGCCATGTCGCTGTGGCCTTGTTTTTCTAACAAATTTGCATAAGTCGTGTTCTGTGACTTTATTGCATTTTTTATACTATGTAAGATTACATTATAAACTTGGTTTTGGAAAGCAAAAGCCTGTTGTTTGACATGGTCTGGTGCTGTGCTAGCAACATCACATATCTTTTTTGTTGCTTGCAAAGCCCAAAACTCCGGATCATGTCCTTTGTTTTTTGTAGTGGTGACATCCACTTTACCTAAAACAAAATCACTCTCTACACTCATCCTTTGTATGGCTCCGGTGGAGCAACATCCTCGTTTATTTTTAAACCATGAGGTTCTAACTTAGAGTTAATGTCATCATAGGGTCCTATAATAAATTTACCATCATGGGGCACTGCTACCAATGGTTTATCTAGTCTATGGAAACCATAAAGTTTTTCGGTAGCCGGTACATTAGAATCTAATACAGTCGATCTACCACTAATACCAATTAATATATCTGCACTCATACATTTGCTAATCCAAAATTCAACACATGCTCTTCCAGCTTCTGCAAAGTGCATGTTTTCTTTATATGAAAAATCTATACCAAACAAATCTAACCTACCTACTTGAAGGTATAAAGCATAAGCAATAGCATAGGCAACAGTATTGTTTAGATATGCACATTTAGTAGCGTTACATACTGCCTCTAATGGGTACATGATAGGATTTTTTATGCGACTATCTAATTCACAAGTGTACACAGGAGTTTCGGTTTCTTGTAATACTCTACACATTACCGATGTTTGTTTACCAGCATCATTTGTATCAAAAAACCTACTTGCTGGGTCCATCATAAATATGCGGTCACAAGGATAGGTTGCTGCTGCCGAGTTGATGCACCAAACTTCATCCCATTGCCTACCATTTTGTAACCCAATGGCAAAGTCTACTTGGGATATACCAAGACCTATTAGAGCAATCTTCTTGCCCTCTAATTCATTTACTTCAGCCATCAGCTAATGCTTGAGCGCACTGAATCATATCTATACTCATCGCGCGTACCGCGGCCTTCTGATGTATTTTTCATTCTAGCAATCGCCTCCTTAAAGCGTCCTTCTAATACT